TGCAACATCAAAACCAAATGTGCAAAAAGCCGCCGAAAAAATGTTGCCAACATAACTGACGGTATCTGGGTTTCCTGCGCTACCCACAAAAGCCGCGCTTAAATTTGTTGCAGTGTGCGCCCAGTAATATTGCGTTGTTTTGTCCGTTGTATTTTCCCTGAACCTAAATTGTAAAGCGCAATTATTATTACTTGATAAAATGCCTGAAACTCTATAACGACCATTTGCTACTAATCCAGTCACTATTAAACCTGATGATGATGACAATGTATTCGTGCTTAGAGACTGAATTGCAACATTTTTGCCACCTGTAATGCTAAAAAGGCTGGCATCAATGTCATCGCCAAGGGTCTCAATGGCGGTTGCGCCATCCTTTACATAATCGGTAGATGTAGGTACATCCCACCCGTAATTAGGGGTTGTTGTTGCCATTTATAAATCCTCCCATTGGATACTTGCATTATACGTTGCCCATGTCTGTGTTGGTGGGACTTGATACCAAATAATTGATGAATATGTCTCGGAATATGCCGAGCAGGTTAAAGCCAATTCGGCGGTGTATCGGGTTAAGTTCCATGTGTAACCCTCAACAAAGCCATCAAAGGTTGTGCCAAAGACTGCTGGCAATGCTGTTGTATTGATTCTTAGCCCGTTGTAAACCGCAACTAGTGAGTCCCTTGTGGCATCGCTGACAGTTGGCGAGTGCAGTGGGATCGTAATTTGCTCTGGATACATTCGTGGGTAAGCGCGTGACTCAATAAAGTCGGCAGCCTGTGCTTCGGCATCGGCAAGGTTATGCAACTGAGTTGAGCGTGTGCCTGATAACTGGCCATAGATAATGATTGATTGCTCATCTCGGGCACTAGCCTCACCTGCCCGGTAGGTAAGTGTGGCATCATTTACAATTTCGCCCCATTGAGCTGCAGTGCGCAAGCCTTGGGCAAGGATGTCATCAGCTGTAAGTTCGAGCGGTGTGGCTGTGGCTCTAGCTAAGTAATCGTCATAATGTAATGACCCTGTGCCATTTTCCCACAATACGCCTCGACCAGAGTTGGCAGCTTGTACGGCTAAAGCATAGGCATCAGTTTCGCCACCACTGTATGCCTGTAATTCGTATTGTCCCGGTGTATCAATGTTGGCAACTAGATCATCAACTAGGCTTTGCCCTACAGCATCATAACTTGACCAAGTAACGCCAGTTGGTAATCCTGCCCATGTAAGCGTAGGTGATACATCATCCCATTCAGTTAAAAAGGCTTCGGTCAGGATGTTTAAGATTCTTGTGCCGTCATACTCTTTGGCATAGTTTGATGCACCGACTAAACGGCGGTTTAAGTTAGCCAATGGGCCAACGGCTGTAATTGAGTAAATGGCTATTGATCCATCAGAACCATAGGCACTTAGGCTTATGTCAATGTCTGAAATAGTGCCATAAAAAATGTCTTGTGTTCCTGTAGTGCCTTTATCAATGCTGATTGATACTGACTGACTTAATGCCACATCTAATGGCTCACTGGCATCAGTCCATAATTGGATGCTGGCATAGCCCGGTTGCGGTTGTTCGGTTACATCATTACGGCCACTGCGGATTGAAATAGATGAGATTGTCTGATCCGCATAAGTTACGTTGCCATTAAAAGTAACCGTTGGATAAGGATCATAGGTTGTCACAATGTTGCCCCGACTAGGTTGATAGCACCTGTACGGCGTGATGAGTCTTGTAATAATCGCTCAATGCTACGGCGAGCAGACTCACCATCAATAACACCATTCATGATTATGGTTACACCTTGGCCGCCATTGTCTGGGCGTACAGATCCCGATCCACTAGGCACAAACATTTCAGGGCCAAACTCGCCTACCCTTGTCATTTGACCAGCAAAGACTGGGCCACCAGCTGCTCTTGATGTGTAGCCAAGTGCCTTACCTAAACGAGAGTCAGCAAACTTTGGACCCTCGCCCGGGTCAATGCTGATAAAGTCTAGAATCTTGCCACCCAAATCTCGGGCTTTCTTGTAAGCATTTGCTACTGCGTTAATGCCGTTGGCTACTGAAACTAATGCATTTGCAAGCGTCTGCAATGAACCAGAGGATTCATCGCCATCGGCGGTTATTGTTGTAAATAATTTGCCAAAGGCATCGCTCAACGCCTTTAGTGATGTACCAAGGCTATATGCCCCAGTATCGCCAACACTTGCGCCCAACTCAATGGCTCTGCTACTCAGACCGTTTGGATCATCGCCACTAAAACCTTTTGCAACTTGGTTAACTTGTTCTAGCAAAACTTTAAGTGTCGGTAGTAATGCCACACCAATAGATTCTTTCAGTTCGCCTACACGCTCTGTAACAATAGCCAACTGACCTGCATAGGTTTCAGTGTTGGCTTTGGCTGCGCCACCAAATAAACGTACAAGTTCACCTTGGACTAGATTGAAATCCCCAGACTTCTTGATCGCATCATCTAAAGGAATGCCTAACTTAGTTAATGCGCCTATGTTGCCGTTGTAAGCCTTGGAAAGTGTCAGGGATACGGTTTCAAGGTCTTTACCTGTAGCTGCGGAAATGTCCATAGCAAGGTTGGTAAGTTGCTGGGCCTTGCCTACATCGCCAGTGGCTCGGGCTAGGTTAGCCAGTGCCGGGCGCAACTTAGTATCAGCAACACCAAAGGCCAACTGTTGCTTAGTAATGTAACGTTCGGTGGCATCAATAAGTGGATCAGTTGCATTAGTTGTGTTGCGTAATGCTTCAGCAAGTTGTTTTTGTGATGCTTCATCCTCAACGGCTGCCTTAACACCGTCAATACCAATCTTGATCGCATAAGCCCCGGCAGCTGCACCAGCGACAGCAAAAGACTTGGCCATGGCTTTTGAATATTTGGCAACTTTATTGCTAAAAGATTTCGTTGAATTGTCGGCCTTGTCCATGCCAGATAGAAACTTTTGCACATCGGCAAGTAAAGATAATTTGAGTGTTCTTACATCAGCCATTATGGTGTCCTAGCCCAGTTGTCCAGTACTTTGTTTACAGCTGCAAACCACTTTTTCTTAATTTCTGGTTGCATTGCTTTAAGCGTTGGGAAAATCCAATATCCAGTATTACCGCGACCCTCACGACTGGTACGTGGTGGGAATCTAAAACCACCATTAGGGAATGCATTGGCGTTGCCAAAGGCATTGCGATCTCCACCAAACTCATTACCAAATAGCAACTGGCCAGCATTTGCCCCACCTGATACGCGACCTTTGCCACCGCCTACATAAACAGTTGGTACACGATCTCTAGCTGCTCTTACGGTTTGAGCAACAATACGCGCTTGCTTAGGGTAGTAAGGATGAGCAAAACCAGCCTGTTGTATACCTGTAGCAGTCCAAGCACTAATTGAATACACATCATCTTTGAGTTCAACTTGTGACTCTTTTTCCATAAGACTTAATACTTTCAATAAGCCTCGATAGTCAGCAAGGTCTGGCCTGACTGTAATTGTGGTTCTTGTTTCAGCCATGTCCATTCCTCTCTGTTATCAGCTCTACAGCCGTATTGATGTCAGCGAGTGACCATTGGTAAAGATCGGCTAAGGGAATCCCGGTAACAACTGCTATTCTGACGAGTCCGTCAGCGAGTTGTCTTTTGGGCTTTCCTCGACCACCTCAAAGGTTTCAAACTCATTGGTAACCCATGCTTGCTGACTTGGTAACTTGGTATGCCCTTGGGCCTTAGCGGCCTTGTAAAGCATGCAAGTAATGACATCCAGCGAGCCTTGGCTCATCTTTTCAGCTGCTTGGCTAACGGTGTATCCGAGTTCTCTTTCGATCTCGATCCATAACCAAGCACTTTCGTCACTCACTATGTAGTTATTGCCCTGTTTTGTTGTAACTGTGTATTGCATAATGGTTGCCCTGTTCTATTCGTTAGGCTCGTGCGACTGTTCCATCCTCAACAACGAAGCTGAGGCTGGTAGTTAGTACATCAGTGGCCGCGCCACCAACTGTTGGAAATACCGGAAATACGTTGCCAGTAAATGTGTCACCGTTTACATCAAATGAGAATGCCAGCGATGTATCAGGTGCAGAGTTGGCTGCATCCCAAAGCGCGCTAATGATTCCTGCTGATGAGCTGTCATCTAAGTAAAGTTCCACATTTAGTGTGGCGGTCTTATCTACTGTCTTGTAGGCGCGACCTGATAGGACTTCAAGTACCTGCTGGTTGTTTTCGCGTTCCAGAGTTACTGTGGATGCTTGGTCAGCGTATGACACAGAGTTGATGCTCAAAGTCAGATTCCGACCAGTTATGTATGTTGCTGGCATGACTTGCCTTTCTAGTTGGTTGTGACCATCTCTATGTTGAGTTGGCTGATAAGCATTTCGGCATTTCCGATTTGCGTGACTGTAGGTTGTGACCATCCACCCAAAAACGAAATGTTATTGGCTAGTAGATCAGTGACACTAAAGATTAGAGTTTCCAAGTTTTTTAAGGCTGCTTGGTTGTCAGCTGCATTGACAATTACTGTGATGTCAAAGCGCACATGGCAACGAGCCCCACCGATTGCGCTAACTGTGATGTACGGCGATCCCGGCACAAGCACAATGGCAGGTGGTGTGATGTTCTCATTTGGGTATGAGTAAACAACCCGACCAGCAGCTGCAAGAGTTGCGGCAAGGGTAGCCCGGTATGTCGCTAGATCAGCCAACGTAGCCTCGGGTGTCTAAATGCTTGCCTAATAGGCCTGATACACGAGTAAGCATAGAACGGCCTAAGCGGTACGGTGCTGGACTTTGGAAATCAACGCCCTGCTGGCCCAAAGTTCCTGTACGAGTGATCCAGATGTCGCATGCAACGGCTAAAGCGGCTTCCCGGACTTCTGGTGTCGTATCATACAAAGCGGCTTGGCTAGTTAGTACAGCGCGACCAGTTGGGATCACTTCGCGCTTGGTAATGTCTGCATTTGTGACTGCAGCTCTAAAGAATGGGACACCATAGGCATCATGGCCAGTTTCGGTGACTGTGCGTGCTCCATTAAATGGTGATCCGCAACCTGTAACTGTTAAAGCCTGACCAGTTACATAAGTGTTTTCATAGCAATAAAAGGTTGCCACATTGTCTTTGAGTTCAACACCCTTGATGGCTGCATCGTCAAAGATTAGGTAAGACAAAATAATGTTTTCGGCAGAATCGGCAACGGCTTGAACGATTGCATCAGCGTAAATATCGCCAATACCTAATACTGCTTTGAGTTCGCTCAAAGTGATTAGTGCCATTGTCTTTTCCTAACTTGTAAGTGTGTGGGGGGCACAGGGCCGCACCCCCCACACTTCTAACTTGGGGTTCTAGCTCTGTTGGTAAACGCGAACGCCCAAAGGCTTCTTAAGTGCGAATGCACCGTAACCGTAGATTGCAACTTCAATCTGGCCTGAACCAATGACGTTGACCTGTACCTGACGGGTTGCGGATTCGTACCAAGTAGCAGCTTCTGGTGCAACAAGGATCATGCCCTCATCGCCACCTGTGCCAATGTGTGGATCAACATATAGGTTTGTGCCTAATACTGTTCCAACAATGCTTGTTGGGCCTACGTTACCTGCAGCGTTTTGTGGTGCTGCGGCATTGTAAAGTGGGCGATCTGCGCCATCTTGGTAGCCCATGATTGCAGCCCAGTTTGTGGTGTTAGCAATCAAGTTACGAGCAAAGTTGCCTGAACCTCGGTATGCAGCAGCTGCTTCAGTTGAGATGAATGACTGTAGGCCATCTGCTGTTCCTGCTACTGCTGTTGCATCAGTTCCACCAAGTAGGCCGGTTACTACTGCAAGGTCAGTTGCCTTTGCGTAAGCTGCAGACATTTCGCGTAGCAATTCCTCTAGGAATGCTGGGGATGAACGGTCAATGAGTTCCCATGACACGATAGATGCGCCAGCGAACTTGTTAACATTCACAGTTAGGTAATCCGAGGTCATCGGAGTTCCAACTGGATCGCCTTCCTCATTAACGTCAGCAACAGATGGTGCTTGTGTCAACTTTGGAATGGTGAATGACATACCGGATGCTGGTAGCGCGCCACTTGAAATTGCATCAATAGATGGGCGGCCAACAATGGTTGTTGAGATGAACTCATTCAAATGTGGCGCAAGAGTTAGGCCAGTGTTTGTTGAGGTTGATTCGTCAGCACTACGAACGTAGATGCGTGATTCATCGTTACCCATAGCAGCCTTGATGCTGTGTTCTAGGTATGATGCGCCATTGACGATTGGTGAACGTGGCTTTGTGTAAGCCACTGGTGCAGCAGCCTGAACAACCGCACTAGCGGTTACTTCATCTGCCACCGGTGCGGTGTTTTCGGTTTCCACAATGTTCTCCTGTGGTTGTTCCTCAGCTGCGGTTTCAGCTTCGGGGGTTTCTGGGGCGATCTCGTCATCAGCTTCTGTAGCTGCAACGCTCGCAATTTGGGCATCCTTGAATGCCGGGTTAGTGACATGGGCAACGGCTTCCAAACTAGCTTGGCTCACTACCATCACGCCTTTCTGTATTGTGTATTCTGCGACACTAGCCTCAATGCTAAATGCCGGGCGCAATCCCTCACTGGCTTCTACCAATGCATCGTTGCCAGCACCAGTTGGTGCAATCTTGAATGCCATAGATACACCTGCTGGTGTAACTTCCTCACTGCCAGCAATACCGCGACCCAATGGGCGTGTGCGGTCATGTTCCATGTTCAAAACAATCTGGCTGGCATCAATGTCACCAAATGCGCCAAATTCAAAACGTACTGGGCCAGCTGATGTGTTACCAACTTTGGCAAACGGCACGATAAGGCCTTTGATTGTGCGTGTCTCTGTATCAGCTGCCAGAATCTGGCCCTCAAAACTAAGTTGCATTTTCTTCATTTCCTCTCGGTGCTAAATCCATTTCCTCACGCGCTTCATCAATGCTGATTAGTCCGGCATCAAGCATTTTGGTTAGGACTTCAATTTGCTCTAGTGGGTTTCCGCGTAGGTAATCATCTAGATCAAATTTAACAATCTGGCCTCTTGGAGTGATGTCATTCATGGTCAATCGCTCAGATATACAGGCCATGTAAGGCTTAAGGCTAAAGTCAACTAGGCTTCTACGCTCTGCACTTACATTGGAGTAAGTTGCGCTTGCGCTTTCGGCGTTTAGATACCATGCAGGGATGTTGCAAAGTCTGGCAATTTCACTGGCTGTGTTTAGGCGTGAGCTGCTAAGTTCCATTTGCTGGGCATCGTAACCAAAGGTTGTAACATCCAATGGGCCTGAAAGATAAGCGGTTGAGCGTTGCGCCCGGGCTGCTTTCCATGATGCAAGCAAATTGGACACCTGCTCTGGTGGTAAATCAACGCCAGTATTCTTGATAACCATTGTTGGATTAGGCTCTGATGCCATACGGCTAACGGCCTTTTCAAGTTCTAATGCAGTCAAGATTGTACGGCCACCGCGTTGCAGTAGGCCCTCATCAATTCCGCTAAACATAATTAGTGAGCCAACGCCAGTGATAGGGCAAAGGTTTCCATCTAAGTAAAAGCCATTGACGATTTCATCAGTCATTGTGTCAGTTGTAAAAGTTACTCTAGTTGGATCAATGCGGCGAGCTTGTGTTGGTCGGTTATCCTCTGGATCAACTGCAAGCACTAACCAGAACGCATGTCCTCTGAATAATATGTCCTCTACTGTCCAAATCATGGTCACAATTCGAGGCAAGGCTGGATCAGGCTGGCGCAAGATCGCCCGGCCCTCAATCTTTGCGCCTGTAATTTCGTTATAAGATTCCAAGCCAAGTTCGCCAATAGTTCCGGCAATAATGTTTCGCGCACGAGCCACAGCTGGGACTTGCATAGCATCGGATCGGCCAACTCTTAAAAGGTTTAATGGTGACCATGCATCTTGGTAGTACGGCACATGGATGTTGGCTGGGGTTGCTGCTTTTGCTGTTACATTTTCAACATTTGTGCCCAGCAAGAAATCAATAAATCCCATACTGCATTATCTCATAAATGTGTGACATTCAAGCATCTGGTGCGCGTGTCGAGATGTGTGGGTCAGTGATAGGAGTGACTGACCCACACTCTCAAGGTACTGCCAAGTAGACCTTAAGAACTAATGATAGTCACAGTCTGTTGTGGCGCACAAGCATGACCTGCCGCCATGACTAAAGCCACTGCAGCTGTGATTGGTACTTGCGCTGCTCTACGCGCAATACGCCAGCCACCATCACTTGCTGGCCGTCTAGCACATGAGACTAAATGACTATGTAATGTCTCTTGTCCGGGATGAATGAATTTACCTGACTGCATTGCATTAAGTGTTTGATCGCAACTAATGGCAAAGCCAGCCGAGGCCCAAGGTGTTGGCTCGGTTGCAATGCCAGCCTGTGCCAACCTCGGTGCAATGTACCCGGCAGTGTTTGGATCATAGGCAAATTTTCTAGGTCTGTATCTACGAGCTAGTTGAGCAAGTTCACCAGTTAGTTCAAGATCGTTGATACCGCCCTCACGTTTCCATTCATGTAGGAATACGGCAAGGCCCTCAGGTCGCTCTTGAATAGTAACTAAACAAGCCATCTCTCTATTGAAGTTAAGGTCTATAGCCATCCATGTAGGTAGTTCATCCTCTAGGGCTATCTCTTGTTCGCCAGCATTCCACATGTCCATAGGCCAAGGTGAATCAATAGCATCTACCCACATACATAGAGTTTCAGTTTTGAAAGCATCTTTAGTATCAAAGATTGATGCATCCTTGATGTTTTCTTTTGTGATTGTGTATCCCATTGCAGGGTTAGCCATTGCCCATGCCTTTTCATCATTTACATCTGACCCGGCAGGTGCGCTGTACTCGTAGTAACCCATTCGGCTGGACTCAAACGTCAAGGCTCTACGCCTTTGCTCATTTAGCACATTGCTATTTAAGTCACCAGCGTTGGATGTCCAAAACACTTGAGCATTGGGCCTTGCTCGGGTGATCGGGGTAACGGCTGCCCATGTGGCCTCGTCAATTTCTCGCAGCTCATCTACATAAAGCAAGTCGGCTGTACTACCGCGTGGGCCCTCGCTGGTTGCAGCTCTAATTGCATACTTTCGTAATCTCTCGCATTTACCACCACATGACTTGGGGTAATGGTGGCAGTACACCTCAATTTCCTCTTGGCCGTTAGTCCGGGACACACGCTTAATCCGCTTACGCATCCAGTCAAGGCTCTCTGCCATATCTACGGTTTGTTTGAAAGTATCTAATGAAAGTTGGCGTGTCTGTGACATGGCAATAATGCTTTTCTCACCAAAGATGTACAGGCCAGCGAGCATACGCATCCGCATCATGTGGGTCTTGCCATTCTGGCGAGCCACTAACACACCCACTTGGGATCGTGCCCATGTGCCGTCAGGGTTTACCTTTAAGGCATCATCTAATACGTGTTGTTGCCAAGGCAGTAAAGGTACACCTAACTCATCAGCCAGTTGGCTTACTAGCGGCCCTGCGCTGGGCAGTTTTAGCTGGGGGCTTTGGATTCTTGGTCTTGACAAGCCGTAGGAAATCTCCGACATAGGCTGTTCCATCATGTTCCTCTTGTTTACTGGCAGTACGAGTCTCCACCGTCAAGTGGAGTTGTTGCAACACAGTTAGAAACTTACCAGATAGGGCCGTTATGTCTTTAAGATCAGCACCCATGTCAAAAGCCGTATCTAGTGCCTTGGCCATGCGCCGGG